CACGCCGACAAGAATGCATACAAAGTCTCCAACAAGCCAAAGATCCAAGTTAGGGTCAAGGAGATCATGGATGCCCGTCAGGAGACAAATGAGCTTTCGATGCGCAAAGTCATCACTTCTCTCTTGCGTCTTGGCGAAAAAGCGGAAGAGGAGGGGAACTTTGGTAACGCGCTACGAGCGTGGGAACTCCTCGGGAAGTACCTGGGCATGTTTACAGATAAGACTGAGGCTACTGTTAAGATGTCTCACGAGACGATGACCTCCGCGGAACTAGACGCAGAGCTGACTAGAAAGCTCGGTATCCTCAAGCCGGAGATCATCGCAGCATTCACAGAGGGTACCAAAACTGAGGGGACAGCATGAACAAAGTTCTAAAGTTGATGGAACGCTATTTGAGCATTGAAGATTATGCAGAGAAATTTGGGAATGAGATCACTCATGTTTTGCGTAAGTCTCAGTGCATTTCTTGGAATGGGAGAACATACGTATGGCAACGAGGCACAAACGGGTAACGGTAACGCGCGCGGATGGGAAGAAAGCGAAGATGCCAATTTCCAACCTCGCCAAAGAGATGGGACGCATGTACAAAGGCATGGCCCCTCACACCGAATCCAGGCGGGGCGTATCAGCCTCGAAGAAGCAGAAAGTTCGGTAGTGGCTGGGCTATTTGACCAAGTCCTCGAGATCCTGGGGTTCAACCTCAGTAAAGAGGGCGGGGAAAATGCGCCTACAGGACGAGATGCGGGCAAGGGCTTAGGTGCCCTTCTGCCGTCACAAGAGATGTCTGACCGTGTAGTACAGCAGTGGGATGAGAAGGATATCGACGCCCTAGCTCGTACCCTATACGGAGAAGCGCGCAGCGAAGATGATCGAGGGATGGCTGCCGTAGGGCATGTCATCATGAATCGAGTCCGTAACCAGGGTAAATCTATCAGGGAAGTAGTCAAGATGCCAAAGCAGTTCTCACCATGGAACGATGGTGGGAAATTTCTTGATAACGTTTCCAAAGATGACCCTGAATATAAGCGGGCTCGAAAGATTACCGAAGATATCCTTGGCGGGCGGTCTAACGAAGATGAAGTCCTTGGCTTTGCAGCTGGGGCCAACCATTTTTATGCTCCCACTCTGGTTGCTCCCAAGTGGGGGAAAGATTTGGTGAATACGAGAACAATTGGTGGCCATCGATTCGGATGGTCAGAACGAGATTTACAATAGCCCATGGATTTTGATGCCCTCTCCGTAGAGGAGAAGAGAGAGCTTCTAGACAGTGTTAATATGCGGCTTCTGGAGGAATCCCAGGGCCGGTATTTGTCGTTTATCCAAGCGTTGGATCCATCGTTCTGCAGAAGCAAGCATCATGAGATTATCGCGGAACATCTCGAAGCAGTGGAGCGGGGCGACATCACTCGTCTCATGATCTTCATGCCCCCGCGATCTTCAAAGTCCCTGATGGTGTCTCAGTACTACCCCCCTTGGTATCTGGGCAAACATCCTAATCATCAAGTTATGGCGATTTCTTACAACATTGAACTTGCTGAGAAGTTTGGGAGGTTCGTACGAAATGTCATTCAATCCCCTGAATACAAGCAAATCTTCACGAAAACATCGATTTCCAAAGATGCCCGGGCCGCGGCACGATGGCAAACTACAGAAGGCGGTGAGTATAATGCTGCCGGTGTTACGGGTGGTATCGCGGGGCGTGGTTGGAATCTTGGGCTCATTGATGATCCTCTCAACGAGCAGGATGCTTATAGTAAGCCTTCTCGAGAACACGTATTACAGTGGTACCCCGCAGGATTCAGATCCAGACAAATGCCAGGAGGGAAAGTAATCTTACTGATGACTCGTTGGCATGACCAGGATCTGGCTGGGCACCTTCTCCAAGAGTCCCTCAGCGACCCGGGGAAAGACCAATGGACGGTCATCAAGATTCCTGCGCTGTTGGATAAGGTGTCCAGTAAGTTACTCAGTCTCCCGGAAAACACTACGTATTGGCCTCAGCATATGGATCCACCAGAGACCAGTCTGCTCTATGGATGGACCACAGAAGAAGTCAAACAAACCAAAGCGAACATGCCCCCCGGCCAGTGGCAGGCGCTGTACATGCAGAATCCCGTGGTTGAGGGCGGCAATATCCTCAAGAACATCTATTGGAAACGTTGGAACAAGAAGGACCCCCCAGAATGCAATTACGTCTTCATGAGCATGGACACCGCTTTTTCGACGAAGGATTCGGCGGACTTCAGTGTTATCACTACGTGGGGGGTGTTCACCCGGACAAACGAGGCGAAGAAGAAACAGAACTGCCTGATGCTCCTGGGTGCGAAACGTGGAAGATGGGATTTCCCGAAGCTCCGGAAAGAGACTTTGATATCTTACGAGTACCACAAACCGGACGCGATAGTGATCGAGAAGAAAGCATCCGGACAATCACTCATTCAGGAGCTAACGCAGGCTGGCCTCCCGGTCATGCCCTTTCAACCTGACAAGGATAAAGAGGCGCGCGCACATGCGTGTGTACCTATGTTCTATCAGGGGCTTATCTGGGCTCCCAATAAGGAATGGGCAGAACCTCTTATCGAGGAATGTGCGAGATTCCCGGCCTCGCCCAATGATGACTTCGTCGACGCCACCACCCAAGCCGTTCGCTGGGTGCGTGATGCAATGCTGATCTTTGGTACCGACGAGCCCTGGGAGCATATCGATGAGGACTCAGAAGGCTGGAGCCGCAAGCGCCAGAAACTCTATTCGTAGGACTTGATTTCTGATGCAAAGTATGTTATGCTATTCGACAGAAGGAAACCACGATGGCACATGAAAAGCGTCAATATGAGGCGCCTGAAGACGATGTATCACAGTTGGATCTCCAGAACCCTGACATGATTGTTGAGGTTGATGAGACTCCTGTCGATACATCCCCCAAAGACGTTGATATTCAAGCGACTGCCGATGGTGGTGCAATAGTTGATTTGGGTGGTGGTGGTTCAGGCAACGCCCCAGCTGTTGATCCAGCAGATTTCCGGGCCAATCTGGCTGAGACCCTCGGTGAGGAATCAGTAGAGGGTATTGCCGCTGATCTCTTAGAAGCTGTGGAGCAAGACATTGCATCAAGAAAAGATTGGGAAGATATCATTACGGATGGCATGGATTTACTTGGTCTTAAATTGGAAGAGACTGATGATCCATTCCCGGGAGCAACTACGGTCGCTCACCCAGTGCTGGCAGAGGCTGTCATTAAGTACCAAGCCAAAGCTCGTGCTCAGATCCTGCCTGCCAAAGGTCCGGCCAAGACCAAGATCATGGGGGCAAAGAATCCTGAAACTGTTAAAGCAGGTTTCCGAGTAAGCTCCTATCTGAACCATCAGCTCACAGACTTGATGGACGAGTACGTCCCCGACAGGGACAGAATGCTCCTCTACCAAGCATTCATGGGCATGGCATTCACGAAATTCTTTTTCGATCCGCTCAAGGGGCGTCCCTGCTCCAAATTCATCAAACCCCTGGATCTCATTGTCAACTATCATGCGTCCTCGCTCAAGTCAGCGGAGCGTGTTGCTGAACGGTTCGAGATCTCCCACAATGACTACCTCAAATCAGTGGCAGCGGGGCTGTACCGCGACGTAGACATCGAAGACACCCAGAACGACGAATCAGCTTCCGACATCACGGATAAAGAAGACAAGCTCGGAGGTCGCACGCGCCCGAGTGGTGATCATGATGATGTCCATACATTCTTTGAATTTCACGTTAATATCGATATTGAGGGCGACTTTGATGACACTCCCTTTGCTCTGCCGTACATCGTTACAGTAGACGAACAATCAGAGCAAGTCCTCTCCATCTACCGAAACTGGGAAGAAGGCGACACGCTCTTTCAGAAACTTAATTGGTATGTAGATTGGCCATTCATTCCTGGCTTCGGTTTCTATTCCTTCGGTTATGTCCATATCATTGGAAGTCTCGCGAAGGCTTCGACCTCGTCCCTGCGTCAATTGCTTGATGCCGGGGCATTTGCCAACCTGCCCGCAGGCTTTAAGGCGCACGGCCTTAGAGTAGTCGGTGATTCAGGGCCAATATCTCCCGGCGAGTGGCGTGAAGTTAACGCCCCCGGGGCTGACCTTTCCAAGGCTCTGATCCCGCTGCCCTATAAAGAGCCGAGCCCCACACTGTTCAAACTCTTAGAATTCACTGTGGCTGCCGCCCAGAGATTTGCAGACCAGACTGATCAAGTCGTATCAGAGGCCACTAACTACGGGCCCGTAGGTACGACCATCGCACTGCTCGAGGCTGGTGGAAAGCTATTCTCTGCTATCCATGAGCGGCTGTTCGTCTCTCAGAAGAACGAACTCACAATTCTGGTACGCCTGAACAAAGAATATTTGCAAGCATACCCTTATAAGCCGCGAGGGGGGGAGCCTGGAATTGCGCCACAGGATTTCAACATGGTCGAGATCATTCCGGCCACGGATCCGAGGTCGCCTACGGAAGCCCATCGTCTCGCAAAAGCAAACGCCATTTGGTCGGTAGCATCGCAGTCTCCACAACTTCATCAGATGAGGAATGTGGCAGTCGAGCTTTATACCGCCCTTGGTGTGGACAATCCGGACGATATACTGACGCCTCCACCTCCCCAGGCGCAGCCTATGGACCCGATTAGCGAGAATCTTGCAGCGCTGGAGAATATGCCGATCACATCTGTTGATTGGCAGGATCATCAGTCTCACATTCTTGTCCACACCAATTTTTTGAAGGACGAGAAGAATTCCCAGAATCCAACACTTGTCGCGACCATGATGGCCCATATCCAGAAGCATCTAGCTCTCGAATACAAAGTGGCCATGGCTCGTGAGATGGGGCAAGCCCTGCCGCCCTTGGAGGAGCTGAATAAATTGCCGCCAGAGCAGCAAAATGCGCTGGCCCAAGCCGCGGCAGAGGCGTCCAGGAAGGTTCTCTCAGAGGTTCGCGAGGTCGAAGAAGAGCAGGATCCAGTTCTCGAGATGCAGGAACGGGATCAAGCTATCTCCCTGGCCAAGATCGCCCAACAAGACAAAGACTCGCAGCTTGATGCCGAGGTCAAGGTCCTCGATATTCAGACAGATGCGCAGATCGCGCGCGAGAAGATCGAATCCCAGGAGAACATTGCAACGCTGCAGGCCCTATGTGACCGATGTGGTCAAGAGGAGAAGAAATGCGAATGCTCGAAAGGCGGCAAGTAACCTTCAGCGCGCCCCCACTTCTTCAGTGGAATTTCCAGCGAGACGTATGGTCCGTTGAAGCCAATTTTCTCGTAAATTGGGTACAAGTCGAAAATATGCTTGGGACCAATTTAGCGTCATTTACGGTCCCTGCGGGCTTCGAAACTGACTTAGCAAGTATTCCTCGGGCATTTCGCGGAATTGTCCCTCAGGTGGGACGGCACATCCAAGCAGCAATTACACACGATTATATCTACTCTGGGGCGGTCTTCATGAGGCGCGAAGATGCCGACCTCCTGTTCCTCGATGCGATGGAACTCTTGGGAGTAAATTGGTTTCGGCGCCACATCATGTACAGAGCCGTACGAACCTTTGGGAGCTTAGCATGGAAAGGCAAATGATTAAATGTTTGACGCCCCCCTCGCGCGGAACTTCCGGGAATTAAGAGAGGCAAAAACACTCTGAAACCGAACTATTGGGACTTTAGGAGACCCTGATGCAAATTCCAGCCATAGATTTACTCATGACTGATACTCTCAATCGCATTCGCGACCTGGGAGAATCACAGAAAGCTCAGATTCTTGGGGGTGGACCCGGGGATTATGCTGAGTATAGGTTTCTCGTGGGCTATCTGCGAGGGTTAGAGGACTCTGCCCAGGCACTCTTGCTACAGGCGGAACAACATGTGAAGGAGGTACTAGGAGATGACGACTGACGAAAAACAGTGGTACACAGCGGACGATATTGAAACTCCGAAAAATCTGCCCGAGCCATTAGGCTGGCGGATTCTGATTCGACCTATCGGGCCGCGAACTAAGTCGCAAGGGGGGATTCTCCTTCCGGATGAAGCGATTGATCGACAGGTTGCAGCGAGTACCATGGGGCAAGTGCTCAAAGTAGGTAACCTTGCCTACGCACGTGCTGATATGGGCGACCGTCCTTGGGTTTTTGAGGGTGACTATGTACTATTCGGTAAGTATGCCGGCTTCAAATTAGAGGTCGACGGGGTGCGCATGGTTGTTCTGAACGATGACGAGGTCGTTGCAAAGGTCGAATCACTTGAGGGCGTTACAAGAGTCTAAAATAGAATTCTTCTAATGCACTTGACAAACCATTCAATTTGTGATATATTCTTCAGAGTAGAGGAGAATGTCACGTAACCAATTCGTGGAGGTCGTGAGTCCATGGCAGACGAAAATTTGACTACTCCAGCGTCCGATGAGGAAGAGCTGGAGATTGAGATTGTTGAGGAAGAAGAAGCCCCTGTCACACCACAAGCCAAAGAAACCGTTACGCAGGACGAACCTGCGCCAGAGCTTGAGGACGATGACGAAACTGAAGAATCTCCAGATGATCAAGACGAGCGCAGTAAGTATGGCAAGCGGGCGCAGAAGCGTATCCAAAAGCTCATAACAGAGCGTAAAGTCTTAGAAGCTCAGAATGTACAGCTTCATAATCAAGTGCAGGCCGCAAATCAGCAGTCACAAACCACTGTAATACAGGCTCAGGGCCAGTCACTGCAGGATGCGGAACACCGACTTGAAGCTGAATCACATGCATTGGAAGGCCAGTTTAACGAGGCTTACAATTCCGGTGACCAGAAAGAGCTTTTCAAAGTCCAACAAGAGATCAGTCGGGTTCAATCACAGCTTACCAATGTTCAAGCTTGGAAAGCTCATCAGAAAAACCAAGCTGAAGATTTACAGCGGCAAGCACAACAGCCAACTCCGATTCACCAAGGGCAGCAGGGGCAAGTACCCCAGCAGCAGGTGGAGCGCGCACCAGACGAACGTACGCAATCGTGGGTTCAGAAGAACAGTGCATGGTTCGGGGTTGATAAGGATCTGACAGACGCGGCATTCAATATTCATCGAGACTTGGCTGCAAAGGGGTTTAACCCCGATGACCACGATGACGAGGATTTCGGGTCGACCGCTTATTGGCAACAACTAGACAATCGAATGGAGAGATTCTTGGGTAAACAACCTCAAGGCGGTGGAACTTCCCCCGCGCCAGCTCAAACTGTGGTGGGTCGTACTCGCGGCGCAGCTCCTCGGACTGGTAAACAGAAAGTTAAGCTCTCCCGTTCCGAATTGGATATGGCCGAGCGTCTGAATATCAAGCCTGAGCAATATGCTCGTGAGAAGTTGAAAAGACAGGAGACGGAATAATGTCCACTGAACATACAACGCGACCGATGCGGGAGACTGAAGATCTTCCCAAAGTTTGGCAGCCACCTACCAGTTTGGAAACTCCAGTCCCACCTGATGGTGTGGGCTATCGCTGGGTACGGCGTACTGCTGTAGGAGAGCAGCGAGACGATGAGAACAACGTTCTTAATCGCTTACGCCAAGGCTACGTAGTTGTCATGGCCGAGGAACTTTCCCCTCGAGATCAAGAGCGCTATGTCACTCTTGAAACTGGCAAATACTCAGGCGCTATCGGTAATCGAGATTTGATCCTGATGAAGGCATCAGTTGAGGTTATCGCACAGCGCACCAAAAATTATTCAGATCGAGCCAACAAGCAAATGCGGGCAGTCGAGGAAGAGCTTCAACGTCAGAACAATCCTACGATGCCTATCCATGTTGACTCGAAATCCGATGTAACTACAGGGCGCGGCGTACAGTTCGACAAGTAGAACTAGGGCCCTGAGGAGCAACTAAGAGAGGAAGTCAAAATGGCAAATCGTGACGCTCCTGCGGGCCTGACCCCCGCTTTCCATCTCACTGGTGGAACTATTCGTCCACAGAAGTACACTGTCGCAGACAGTGCTGCTTTCAATATTTTTACAGGGGATCTTGTGGCCCTTGTTGGTACGGGAAAAAACATCGATATTCTGTCTTCGGCTGGTGAAGCCGTAGGCGTAGTTGGTGTATTCGCTGGGTGTTCGTACACTCAAGCAAATGGCGAAATCGTTTACTCTAAGCATTGGCCCAGTGGCACTGATACCGTTGGTGACGCGACTGCCTATGTCTATGACGATCCGAATATCGTCTTCTCAGTTCAGTGTGATAGTGGCTTCTCGGCTGGCGATATTGGCCAGGACGCGGACGCCCTGCATACTGCTGGTTCAACACTTACCGGTATGTCCAAGTACGAATTGGATTCCAGCGACATTGGTACAGGTGACCGCCTGCACATTTACGATCTCGTTGACCGGGCGGATAACGCAGTTGGCGTCAATGCCGAAGTACTGGTATTGATCAATGAGCACGCTTATGTGAACGCCAATTCTGCGCGTTTCCTCGAAGTCTAATTCGGAGGAATAGAAAATGGCACTTAATCGCGCACAAATCCTCAAAGAACTGGAGCCTGGACTCAACGCTATTTTCGGCATGGAATATGACCGTTACGAGCGTGAGCACGAGTACCTGTTCACAACTGAAAACAGCCGTAGGGCTTTCGAAGAGGAAGTCCTGTTCACCGGGTTCGGTGCGGCCCCGTCCAAGCCAGAAGGCGCTGCAGTCACGTATGACGAGGCGAGAGAAAGCTGGGTTTCTCGTTACAACCACGAGACTATTGCCCTGGCCTTCTCGATTACCGAAGAGTCGATTGAAGACAATCTCTATGACACTCTCGGCTCGCGTCTCAGCAAAGCCCTGGCAAGGTCGATGGCCCACACCAAGCAGGTGAAAGGCGCCAACATCCTGAACAATGCCTTTAGCGGAAGCTTCTTGGGCGGCGATCAGGTTGCTTTACTAGCTACCAACCATCCGATGATTGATGGTGCAGAGCAGTCCAATAAGCCCGCCACGGATGCCGATCTGTCCGAAGCAGCTCTGGAAGACGCTCTCATCGCAATCAGCGAGTTCTTGGATGATCGTGGCATTAACATCGCGGTGCAGGCTCGTAAGCTCTGCGTCCCGCCGGAGTTAGTGTTCGTTGCCGAGCGTCTCCTGATGACCCCTGGTCGTCCAGGTACCGCTAACAACGATGTGAACGCGATCAAGCAAATGGGCATGTTCCCGGATGGCTTCTCCGTTAATCATCGTCTGACTGATCCGGATGCGTGGTTCATCACGACTGATGCGCCGAACGGCCTCAAGCATTTTGAGCGTTCTTCGCTGACGACCAAAATGGAAGGCGACTTCGAGACTGGCAACGTGCGTTACAAAGCCCGCGAACGTTATTCGTTCGGTTGGTCTGAGTGGCGTGGCCTGTACGGATCTTCGGGTGCGTAATCGGATAGATGGGGGCACCGGTCCATACTGGTACCCCCTCCTTCCCTGAGGGAGAATACAATGCCGACATACGATTCAACTGCCCATATGCCCAAGCGGAAAGGCGCGAAAACCGTCAAGAAGCAAGGCGCCAAGCGCTCTTCGATGGGCGGTAAGGGCAAAGCAAAAAAGGGTGGGCGCATGTCCCACAAATACTAGGAGGGCTAAACCATGGCCTATGAAGCAACCAAGTTTCCTGGCGCCGTCGCGGTTGGCGAGATAGGGAACGAAGAAAACGTGGTGATGGCAACTCCATGGATGAGCTTCGCCGCGGACGCTGCGTCAGCTTCAATGGGTGTGCAACTCCCTAAAGGGGCAGTCATCCTTGAGGTCATCCATGATGGTTCCGGAACTGGGGGCTCGACTCCCACGTTCGATGTAGGCACCACCAGTGATCCAGACGGCATCATCAACGAAGGTGATGCAGATATTGGCGTTGGTCGCACCGCTTTTGGTGATGCGGCTGCCGGCACCTTGCTGATCACGACTGGTAAACTGATCTCAGAAGATATCGTTGCTGGTGTGGGCGCTTCGGCGGCTACGGGCGGCACGGTTTCATTCCGGATCGTTTACACGATTGATCCAGCTTTAGCGCAGGATCCGTCTGGCGTCTAATGAGTTAGTGTAAGGGGGCGTAAAACCCCCCTCGCACGACTAGGAGATTTAATTTGGCCTGGACTGTAGACGTAAAGAAAGTTTTTTCTGGCAAGCGGCACCAAGTCTACCATGTGGTAGGGGTGGCTGACGCTAATGCTGCTGCGCTTACAGAGTTCGAAATTACGGACGTCGACTCCGAAACATACGGGGGCGATCCAGCCACACATTTTACTGTTGATGAAATTAAGTACAGTACGCTCGGAGTGCAGGTTAATGTTGAGTTTGAAGCTGCAATCAATGGGCAAATTGGAATTCTCCCAGCAGACGAAGCTGGGTGCTTGAATTTCAGGAAGACTGGTGGAAATACCGATCCTGTTACCCAAGGGTTCAATGGTAACATCATCGTATCTACTCCTTCAGTAGCTGATGCAAATTTTGATTTTACACTTTATACTCGTCCCAAGAGCGGAGCAATACGCGGGTCTGCAGCTTCACCAGAGATTATTGTTGGAGTCGCAGGTATCACATTTAGTACCTCCGTACCCGCACGTACAGAAATTGTTAAACCTGGGTCAGCTACCATCGTATTCACTCCGTACGCTCCGGCACGTTCATACTTTATCGATGGCGGTACAGCGGCAACAGCTGCTCTTACCACCGGCATTCCCACGGTAGTGGAAGCATAAGGAATAGACGATGGCTTGGACAATTGACATCAAAAAGATCTTTGCCGGACGTCGAAAACAAGTTATCCACATTGTGGGTAATGGAGAT